ACGAGCTCCAACATTATAACTAAAATCTATTTTTGCTATGTCTATGGTATGCATCTCTTTACGAAAAAAACGAAAGTCTGGGAATTTCTGTATACTTTCAGCTGTAAGATTAAGTTTTTTTATATAATCATCGAACACTGTCTTATCAAAAGTTTTGATTGATTTAATTATTTCCTCAGGTGTCCGACCGTCTTTATTAACATGCAATTGATATATGCGTCGACACAACGCAAAAGCCATCGGGTTCGTAAACATAGTGTCCCATGCCTGCCCGATAGCCGTAATAATGGCATCCACCCTACTAGTACTCTTGGGCGCCAATAACTTACCTATCGTCTCTGATATTGGCTTAAAAGGCAATACGGCTGGGTCTGTTGGCAAATTACCAGCTATGAAATATCGTTTTAAAAACTTTGGCCCTACTACTTTAAGCTCTCCGTATCTCGTAACCGTGGATAGAAATATTTTATGTTTCATACTATCTCGTATCACGCACCCGAAATATTTCTTCGAAAATTTAGCAAATTGATCTTCATTTAAATATTGCTCTAATCTTAACGGGTAGCAGTACAAATGGTCATCTCCATACACAGCTATCGCTATTAATTTCTCCCGCAATGACATCTCTATTAACATTTGAAGGCCTGGGTATTCGGTCATAACATGCGTAATAAAAAAACAGAACATCATCATCGTGATCCATGAACCGGCTGGAGACGTTTCTGGACCTCCCGAATATAATACTCCATTAATTACGGTCCATATTTCAGGGGTTAGATGGCAGGTAGGCTTTACTACTATATTAAATATTAACTCTGCATTAGCTCGCATAAATAAGTATCGATCGACGTCGGACATACTTTCATAATCATAATACATGCCTCCTGCTGCTATGTAAGACTGCAGCAAGAAATCATTTATATGCTTATCATGATGATAGTAGTCCCCCTCCGACCAACCCATTTGTGGAATGTCGTAATTCATATATTGTGCGAATTGTAAAGCTCCTCCATACCACCAGTTACGACCAACATTAATGACGTTACCGCGCTCTAATAACATTCGGTCTTTACTCATCCACAAACTATGTATTATATGCGTTAATCCTGGTATAAAGAACTCTCTTTTCTTATGCTTTATAGCGGCGCACTGCGCATACGTCCCCATATAGGCCATCTTACGTTCACCTTTTAGTTTTATCACATTATAATTAGCTAGTGGACGCTCTCTCATATCCCGAGTATCACGAACCCATTGCATATGCTCCTTCATGGCAGTAGCGACCTGAGTGAATTTTTTTCCGCTGATACGCGCCACAACATCTTCCGAATCTACTTGAAAATGTTTAGCCGGTGGTCCCGGTCGTATACCAGATGAAGTATTCAAATTCATTTCTGATATTATTCGAGCTGGATTATATTTAAACGTTAGCTTCTTGAAATGCTCTGAAGTACCCAACATGTCCATCCCCATCTTAAACGCTCGGGGGTATAGACCCATTAAGTACGAATGTTCTGGACCTCGCCGCGTGTTATTCACCGCGAAATCTTCGAATAATTGTTTAGCGTCGTCAGCTCCAAATGACTCATGAGTGTGACACCAAAACGGATTTCCCCCATGCGTCGCGAATACGTAATTATATAAAGATATTTTACGCACGCACAGCTCGAATAATGATGGAATTCGCCGTTTCAAGATCTCAGACATATCATCCCGTCGATCACGATACCAATACGCAGTCACATCTTTGCCAGGGATTAACTGCGAAAAATACCACGAATCTAAGTCTTGTATCTCTGCTTGAAAAGCATCTATATTCACTCGAGCTACTACTTTTATCTTAGTAGTCACGTCGAACGGAGGTCGTATCACACGTTGCTGATCAGTTCGTACACTAGACATTAACAAAGCTATTTCAGCCGCATTATTATCCTGAAGAGTCGAAACCACTTGCCAATCATCCATTACATAGTGGCGAACTATTTCTCTTTGCCACTCCATAAACATATCAGATCGATGTCGTCGTATCCCATCTTTGAACCGCTGTATCACTCGAGGCCTTACCACAGTAGTATACGGATGAGTTATAGTCATATCAGAGTCACACAAATCATGATTGCAAGTTCCCACACATTTATATGTTATTACAGTTCGCATGTCTACACGTCTACACAATAGATAACGTAATACGTGATGGTTGCTCGCCAGATCTCGACTTAAATACCTAGAATCAAACGTAGTTATGTCCTCCAGAGATTGGAAAATAAACTGACAGTGGCAGGCACAAATTCAG